AAGGGATAACAGTCGTTCCTTGTTTCCAGACCACCAAGTACCTCGAGTTCATACCTCGGGAGCAAGGTGGTGGTTTCCAAGGGGAGATCCCAGCCACTGATCCGGTGCTTCAAAAAACCACTCGCAATGGGGCCAAGGAGATCCTGCCTAATGGACACGAGTTGGTTAAATCGGATCAGCATTTCTGTTTAGTTGTTGGCAAGGATGGCATTACTCAACCTGTCGTGATCGATATGAAATCATCGCAGTTGAAAGTCAGCCGTCGTTGGAAAACCCAGATTGCCATGCAAAAGATCAAGCACCCGAAGACAGGCCAGATGGTTCTGCCTCCGTTGTTTGCCACTCAGTGGAAGTTTACCACTGTTGAGGAAAGCAATGACCAAGGGTCGTGGTTCAATTACACTATTGAGAAGATCGGACTGGTCGAGGACCGCGATCTAATGCTCGAAGCCAAAGCCTTCCGCGACAGTGTTGCGGCGGGTGAAGTGAAAGCTGCTTCGGAGGAGGAAAACCCAACTTCCAATCCTCCGGTCAAGGACGATGAAATTCCGTTCTAAGTAGCCTCGGGGGACGGGTACTGAGGCCGTCCCCCAACTTCATTTGGGAGCAGTAAATGTCACAATCTAAAAAGCTGCTTGCCGCGTTTGCTGGGGCGAAGAATGCTCATGGTACAACGACTGTTGGACGAACAAGCAGGGACGGCAAGGCAAACAGCAAGAGCAAGATTATACGAGAGCCGTTGACCGAGGCGCTAGTACAGGCGCACATCGATGGCAAGCAGGGGGTCGGGGCTATCCCGATCAACGAAGAGAATAAGTGTAGGTTCGGGGCGATTGACGTTGATGTCTACGATCTGAACCAGAAAGAGTTACAGGACAAGATCCAGAAGCTCCAGCTTCCGCTGCTGCACTGTCGATCTAAGTCTGGTGGAGCGCATCTGTATTTGTTTCTCAAGGAGTGGGAACAGGCGGCGGTGGTCCGAGAGTATTTGACCGAGATGTCGATCATGCTGGGTCACAGTGGGGTCGAGATATTCCCGAAGCAAGACACGATTATTGTCGAGCGGGGGGACGTGGGTAACTTTATCAACATGCCATACTTTGATGCGGAGATGCCCCAGCGGTATTGCTTCAATGAGAAGGGCGAGGCGATGGAGCTTGATGAGTTTCTGGAGGCTGTCGATAAGAAGAGCGTACTGTTATCGGATCTGGAGGCTATTCGTAGCACGACCCAGACGCGAAAGCATTTTGATGACGGACCTCCGTGTATTCGAAACATCTTTTCGGACGGGCCGCAGTCGGAGCCGCGCAATAAGCTGCTCTTTTTTATGGGCGTGTACTGCAAGAAGAAGTTTCCGGACAGTTGGCAGAATGCGTTGGAAGAATATAACCGGACGTTGTTTTCTCCTCCGCTGCCCTCGACGGAAGTCATGACGGTTATCAAGCAGCATGAAAAGAAAGACTGGGGGTACACTTGTAAGGATGAGCCGTTCAAGTCGTACTGCGATCCCGCGCTCTGCGTGTTGGCAAAGCATGGGATTAGCGACGATGCTCCGGATGCACCACAGGTTGGTGGCCTGACGATTATGCTGTCCGAGCCGCGGTTATACTTCATGGATGTAAACGGGCTGCGCATTCAGTTGAGCACCGAGCAGCTACAGAACCAAACGCTTTGGCAACGGGCCTGCATGGAGCAGTGCAACTTTATGCCTCCGACTACCAAGGCCAACAAGTGGCAGCAGATGGTCAACAGCTTGATGAGCCAGGCGACGTACATCGATGTACCGGAGGAAGAGACTTATGCGGGGCAGTTCAAGAGTCATTTGGTTTCTTACTGCACGAGCCACATTCGAGCGATGGCACCGGAAGAGATTGAGATGGGCAAGCCGTGGACCGATGACGGCGTAACCAAGTTTAAGATCGAGGGGCTGCTGGAATATCTGCACCACCGCAGGTTTACTGCGCTGGGCCGAGCTCAGATCATTCAGATGATCAGGGACATGGGCGGCGATAACGGCAGTCAGAATATTATGAAACGAGGCGGGAAGCGGACCAAGATACGTTGTTGGTGGGTTCCTGCATTTGAAGAGGACGAGGTAGAATTACCCGTACAGGAGATAGATAATGACATCCCATTCTAACAGATTGCTCCGGGTCGGAGAGGTTGCCGATCTATTGGGAGTATCACGGTCTTACGTCTACAAGTTAGCACAGATGACGGACGACTTTCCGAAGCCCATTGTTCTTGGGTCCGACGATAATCGACGCTCGGCTTCGCGCTGGGTTTTGGCGGAGATCGAAGATTGGGTCAACAGCAGACCAAGAGGAAAAGATTATGATACCTAAAGCGGAACTTGTTCTAGGCCCACCGGGCACTGGTAAGACATACTACCTCATACAGCAGATCAAAGAGGCGTTGGCTAGTGGAGCGCACCCGTCTCGACTGGGGGTTATTTCATTCACGCGCAAGGCTATCGAGGAGATGGTAACGAGAGCTTGCGCTGAGTTTAATCTGGAGGCCAAAGACTTCCCCCACATGCGGACGAGCCATTCGTTTGGGTTTCGTGGACTTGGGTTACAATCCCAAGACGTGATGAACAAAGAAGACTACGACAACATCGGGCGCGAGATTGGTTTGACCTTCGAGGGCAAGATACGGACGAACCTCGAGGATGGCATGTCACTGCCTACGCTCGGAGGATCGGGGTCCAAGTACCTACAGCTTGAGAACCGCGCACGGTTGCGCATGGTTGATTTGGACACGGAGTTCAATCAGGAGGGCGACAGGGACTTGTTCTTTCCCAAGCTGGAGCAGTTATCCAAGCAGCTTATTGAGTACAAGGCCGCGACCAGCAAGTACGACTATGTGGATATGATCGAGAAGTACATCACGCTGGGGATCCCACCGAACCTCGACTATTTGTTTATCGACGAGGCTCAAGACTTCACCCCATTGCAGTGGCGCATGGCGGAGAAGATAGCGGAGAAGTCAGAGAAGGTTTATATTGCTGGGGATGATGATCAGGCCATTCACAGGTGGACGGGCGTTGATGTTAAGGAGTTTAACAAAAGCTCGGCTAACGTCAAAGTTTTGGCTCAAAGCTATCGCATTCCAAGATCGGTTCACGCGCTGGCAAAGACAATCGCCCAGCGGATTGATGATCGGCACGTCAAACAATTTAAGGCTCGAGACGAAGAGGGTAACGTCGAATACGTTTATCATCTGGAGGACGTTCCGCTGCACGAGGGATCGTGGACCATCATGGCTCGAACTAACGGATATGTTTACGAGTTAGCCAAGCATGTTCGAAAGGCTGGGTTTAAGTATTCAATCAAGGGCAGGCCGAGCATACCGCTCGAACTGGTGGCGAACTTGGGCACTTGGAATGACCTATGTGCTGGTAAAAGCGTGGGGCTGCAACGCATTAAGGACCTGTATTCGGCGGTGCCAAAGCAGGGAAAGAACGCTGTAGTCAAGCGTGGCTCGACGCAGATGCTGGACGTGCTTGCTCCGGACGCTGAACTGGACATAGAAATCTTGCAGCTTCAGTACGGGTTGTTGGCTGGGCCAGAGCAGAGCGCCTATGAGGTGATGCGCGTGGGCCGAGACGATCAGGATTACATTGACGCCATGGCTCGGAGAGGCGATGATTTAATGTCGGAGCCTCGGATCAAGTTGTCCACATTCCATGCGATGAAGGGTGGGGAGGATGACAACTGCGTTGTGTACACGATGTCGACGGCGGCGTGTGTTAACAGCGATCATCCGGACGATGAGCATCGAGCATTTTACGTTGGCGTAACCCGAGCGCGTCACACGCTATACATTCTTCAGAGCAACCATAAGTACAGGTACACGATATGAAACGAGATGAAGATTTTAATTTAAAGGTAACTGTTCGCAATGGAAGGTTACTTCGTGCGATACGCGAGCGGTATTCTTCTGTTGCGGACATGTGCCGAAAGATGGGTCGTTCGCATCAGACGGTAAATAAGTTAATTACGATGAAGGCTGTTCCGTATAATTCGAAGGGTTGGACGGATTTAGCTTTGGATATTGCGGGGATGGTTGCCCGGGATCCGGAGGATTTGTGGCCGGATCATATGCGTGAGCTTCGTTTGAGGAAATCGACATCTGAGGTTAATCTTGATTTGGACGACGTAAAGAAGTTAGTTCAGGAGGGTTCGTCAGAAAAGACTATATCGCAATTAAGTGCATTAAGTCAGTTTTCCAAGAACCTAACTCCTCGGGAGCGGGATGTTTTAGCTCGGCGGTTTGCGCATGACCAGAGTTTGGATGAGTGCGCTGCGTCTTTGAGAGTTTCCCGGGAGCGGGTTCGTCAGATAGAAACTAAGGCTTTTCGGAAGATGCGCAAGGTTGCGTCTAATTTGGGGTATATGGATGTTAAGAACCCTAAGTGGGACCCGTATGATTGGGAAACGGGGAGGGCTCGCCGCTGGCGGCTTGAATTATCTCTTAAACCTCGTGGTCAAGATTTATTGGAGGATTGAAGTGATGAAACGAGATGAAGTTTTAGATGAGGCGAAGGAACTGATCAATGGTCCGAGGGCCACGGATTACGGTGACGCATACGACAACCACTCTCGGATCGCCACCGGATGGAATGTAATTATTAGTGGGGCAATGAAGAGCCACGGTCATGTGACCCCGGCGCATGTTGCGTTAATGATGGACTGGGTAAAGAGTGCACGTCTTATCGAGACTATAGATCACGAGGATTCGTGGATCGACAAGGCTGGTTACAGTGCCTTGGGGGCGGAGCACACGGATCGTGACAAGAGCAGTGTTTCGGATATCATAGATAGAATGCGAACAAAGAATGCAAAATAACTTATTCGGCAGTGCGCTGCACCACCAGATTAAAAACGAGTTGGATCTGATCGATGCCGACTGGAACATTCCACCGGAGTATCCCGATCTTACGGGTTACAAAGAAGTGGCTGTGGATCTGGAGACATATGATCCCAACATCAAAACCTTGGGTCCGGGCTGGGCTCGCAAGGACGGGCATATTATAGGGATTGCTGTGGCAGCGGGGGAGTACAAAGGGTACTTCCCGATCCGTCATGAAAACTCCCATAACCTCGATCCCAAGTTCACCATGCGCTGGCTCAAGAAGCAGATGTCCGTGCCCGACATGAACGTGATCATGCACAACGCGACCTACGATGCGGGATGGATGAGAGCCGAGGGCGTAGAGATCAAGGGTCGGATTATAGACACGATGATTACTGGCGCGTTGGTCAATGAAAACCGTTGGTCCTTTGGCCTCGATGCTATGGCTCGGGATTTTGTTGCGCTACGCAAGAACGAGAAACTGCTGCAAGCTGCTGCCAAGGAATGGGGCGTTGATCCCAAGGCAGAGATGTACAAGCTGCCACCTAAATATGTGGGGGCCTATGCCGAGCAGGATGCAGTGGCTACGCTTAAACTGTGGCAGGCTCTGAAGATCGAGCTCGAGGATCAGGAACTCTGGCATATCTGGGACATCGAAAACGGTTTGATCCCTTGTATGTTGGACATGCGAACCCAAGGGGTGCGAGTGGATCTGGATAAAGCCGAGCGGAATAAAAAGCTGATCCGTAAACAATCCAAGCTGCTGCGCGGCAAGATCGAAAAGGCGGCTGGCATGGAGGTGGACATCTGGGCGTCTGCTTCAATCCAAAAGATGTTCGATAAGCTGGGCATGGAATACCCAAGGACCGAGATTAAAGAAAACGAGGATACTGGTAAAACCACAGGCGGAGCTCCGTCGTTTACCAAGGCGTGGTTGAACAACCATCCAGCAGAAGTATGCCAGCAGTTGGTTAAACTAAGAGAGTATGACAAGGCGGACGCTACGTTTATCGACAGCATTCTGCGGCACGAGCACAACGGACGCATTCATACGGAACTGCACTCCACCCGCAGGGACGAGGGCGGTACGGTAACGGGACGGTTTTCGTCCTCGAACCCCAACCTTCAGCAAATCCCGGCTCGGGATCCGGATATTAAGAAGATGATCCGCGGATTGTTTATTCCGGAAGAGGGAATGAAATGGGGGTCGTTTGACTACTCGAGCCAAGAACCGAGGCTCTTGGTACACTTTGCAGCGAGCGTTCCGTCTGCGCTGCGCAGTCATGTGGTTGATAACGTGGTGGACGAGTTTAATAGTGGGGACGTTGACCTGCATCAGATGGTAGCGGATCTTGCTGGGATTACGCGCAAGCAAGCCAAGACGGTGAACCTTGGGATTATGTACGGCATGGGCGTAGCCAAGCTGGCAGATCAGTTGGGTATTCCTGCGGGAGACGCCAAGGATTTAATTAAGCGGCACCGCAGTAAGGTTCCGTTTGTTAAGCAGCTTGCGGACATGGCTACCAAGCAGGCGGACAAGAACGGTCAGATACGCACTCTGCTGGGCCGTAAGTGCAGGTTTCATCTTTGGGAGCCCCTGAAGTTCGGAGTAGGCAAACCCCTGCCTCACGAGGAAGCTCTGAAGGAGTACGGCAAGGATATTAAGAGGGCATTCACTTACAAGGCGCTCAACCGTTTGATCCAAGGATCAGCGGCAGATCAAACCAAGAAGGCGATGCTCGATTGCTACAACGAGGGACTTACTCCTATGCTCACGGTTCATGATGAGTTATGCTTTAACATAGAGAGCCAAGAGCAAACGGCTAGGATTAAGGAGATCATGGAGACAGGTGTGCCGCTCAAGGTTCCTTCGAAGATAGACGTAGACATCAAGGAAGATTGGGGAGAAATCGAATGATCGATCCAAACATTGGAAAGACACTTGGACTAAAAGACATGCACCCTGTTCAGGTAGAGGCGCTGATGGACTTTGTGGGCATGGCCCTAAATCTGTCGGCTATCTCTGGGGACGATGAAATCATCCAAGAAACAGAGACCATCGCAGACGAACTGGTCCGTCTGTTCGGAGGCTCTGGCATCAAGGTGACTATCGAGACGCTGTAGCGATCTCCATATTCCGGGCGACATCGATGGGGTTGTCGCCTAATAAACTTGGGGACAACTTAGCTTGACCTGTTGGAACGGCGGGAGCAGGCTGCGGAGCTCGACCTTCAAGTAATGTCGAAGGAAGGTTCGGATCAAACACTGGCAAGCCACTCGGTTGATTGAGTGGAGTTGAGGGCAAGTTCGGATCAAACACAGGGATAGAAGATGTGGGAGCCGATGGAGCTTCGTAACGTAACGGCTGATCAGTGCGATCCTGTGACATCTGATTGAATGTGTCGAAGTACAAAGTCTCCTCTTCGAACACACGGCCCTCTGCCTGACGCAATCTGTTTATTTCTTTTGCCAGTTCAGATGTCGCCTCACCCGGTTCAAACCGACCGTCGATAATTGCGTTGGCTTCACGCTTACCCAGCTTGGCACCGTTAATTAGGTTGCGACGGATATCATCATCGGACAGACCCAAGGACCGAGCAGCTTGGACATCGGCGTATAGTTTGCTTTGCTCACGATACAGATTGTCTAGGTATGTGGACCACGCTTCGTTCATCTCGTCCAACGAAGCGTCCGCACGTTTAAGTACGCTTTGAGCCCCGGTTTTAGCGTCCGTTCTGCGTGTTCCGTATTCAATACCTTTAAACGAAAAGTCGTTTTGCATGTCCATTCGCATAGGAGTAAACCCTGTGACCAGACGAGCGCCTTCTTTAAACGCGTTGTATTGTTCGCCCCGAGGACCAGAGGTTCCAGTTAAAGCACGGTTTAGTCTACCGGGCTCAAACTTTCCGCCTCGAACCTCGACCCCAAGTTCCGCATAGGCTGGGATAATTCCGCCGAAGATGTGCGTTGCGCCTTTGGAAACCTTGGTTCCGATGTCATCAGTATCACGGTAAACAAAAGCTCCGGTGGGGGATCTACCACCGCGTCCTACACCAAACCCGCCGATGCCGCTGGAAGGAAGCACATCCCGAAGTCTTTCGTAGATCATAGATTCCTCACCAAACGGTTCGGCAAACATTTCCAAGCCTCGGAACGCGCCTTCCGCAATCTGCTGCGCCTCGTTCTTTCCAAGTTTACCAGCTTGATGATACCGTTGAAGAGCCGCTTTGGCTGGATCAAGGACAAAGGCATACGGGCTAACGTAGCTCAGATCGATGTAGTCGATCTTACCCTTCTTGTCGTTGTCAAGAATTACAAAGTCATGCCCGTCTAAATACTCAGGAACTTGTGAGCGAAGCGCGTCCATCTCTTCTTGCGTGGTGCCTGTCGCCATCATCGAGACTCGGTTCATACTTTGCGGTATGATAGTAGCTACGGAGATGTATGATGCCACACGCTGCGCACCCATGCCACGGATCTGTTTTTCGAGGGCCGCGGACTGTGCTTCACCGAGCTCCTTACGAATAGCTGGGCTGATCTCAAAGGACATTTCTTTAAGACCACGGTTTACGGTGTTGACTGAGTTTCTAATGTTTTCCGAGGCAAAGGATACGAAGTTACCAAAGATTGGCACCGCATCCAAAGCACGAACCGCTTTACCTACGCGTGGGTAGATCGGCATTGTGTCTTTGACTGCATCCGCTGCGATAATCTCGAGCGGGGTCAAGTCGTCTGCGATCTCGCTGTACAGACGTTTTGCAAGTCCGTTCTCGGCTAACGCGCTCAACATCTGAGGGTTTAACTCGTCGATCCCTGCGGCTTGAAGTGCGTTCAGCAGCTTGTCTTGCTCCGCCAGTACCGCAGTTCCTTTAAAGAAAGAGTCCGAGTTGGTGTACAGGTTTTCAAAGAATTGCATAAAAGGAATACGATCAACGATAGCGTCGGTCCCAGCTTGCAACTTGCCTGTAACGGTAAGATCCTTGCCTGCTTCTTTGTACGTCTTTAATGCTTTTGTAACTAAGCTGGTGTCTTCGACGCCTGTTAAAGCAATAACCCGAGCCAAACGGTTTAGACCCTGTTCGTCTAACCGATCCAAGTTTGATGTAAACAATTTGAATACATCGGAGAAGTCTGTCTCCCGACCTAAGTTTGCGTTGCCTGCCAGCATACCCATGTTGCCAGCGATGTTGCGGACCTGTGCTCCGGGGTTCGGAACAATGGTCATCTTCTGAGAGAGGGACCGAGCGTAGGACATAATCCCCGCTACCTCGCCCAAGAACCCAGAGTTAAGACGCAAAGGTGCGGTAAGCGCGGAGTAGGTTTCAGGAGCCACAAACGTGCCAGTTAGATTACCATAGGTTCCGGTAAACACATGGTTGATGTCGGCATTATCCCCGAGAGCAACATACCCAGCTTTGGTTAAACTTTGTTTGTATCGCTCGACTAAATCTTCTTTGGTTAGACGTTGGCCCACGGGCAATGCCACATTCTCCGCGGACCTTGCCATTTCAGCAAAGGGCTGCATAGCCTTTTGATACTGTTCGTCTGTCATGCGGCGAATGTCAGGAACATTCACCATGACCGGACGACCGCCTTGTGCAATCTTTTGCACCGCAGTAGCTAGATCGTCGGCAAGACCAGAGGCAGGCGCAGCTAACGATTGATACAAATCCGCTGCGACACTGGTGTTCGCCATATCTGTAATGGTGCGTTTGTACACTTCCATTGGATCTGTAAGCTGGCCCTTCAAGGCTCGAAGGCTTGGACTTGCCGTGACTATTTCTTTTTGAGGCACGAACAGATCGTCGATAACTGTGAACTTTGGGCGCGACTTAACAAAAGTCCCCGCCAGAGCTCCCGCACTGTCCGCCACTCCATCTTGAATATTTTTAATCGCAAGCTCCGGGGGCAATCCAGCCTGCGCTCCAAGACCAAGAGACTCGTTGACTACGTTCTTAGCGTTAGCAATTACAGTTGGGTCATCAATGGCTTTGCCCATAGATCCTGCGGTGTGCATGGCAACTTCATTCACCGCCTGTTGATAAAGCGGATCATCTAGGTCCAAGTTTTTGTAAAACGTCTTAGGGTCTGTGTACTGTTGGAACACCCGACGCAAGTACCCCTGACCAGCCTTTTGACTACGACGCATTTCGATCAACGCATCATAGGCTTTTTGTTCCCTTGGAGTAGTTGGCTTTTTTAACTTTGGTTTGCCAGAAGCGAGATCCAAAATGGTTTCGCCTGTGGGCTTTGTCTCCAATCCTACTTCTGCTTCAAGCTGAGACATCAGTCTGTCTTCAAGTTCAGAGCGCACATCGATCATCCGGTCTGCGGCCTTCTTCATAGACTCGGACCCGAACTTATCCAAAGCGGTATAGTCCCCCAGAAGATATAGGTTTAGAGCTTCTTCAACTTCCGTCGATTTGGTCGGAGAACCAGATATCTTGGACTCTTTAATAAATTGGTTCATCGATTTGACAAACTCTTCAGAAGACTCAAGACCCATCTTCTCATACATAGTAGTTTTTGCCCGAGCGTCTTCGACTGTTTCATAGAGCCGTTGGTCCGCGCCCCCAGAGGCGTAGAAGTATTCTTTGAACTTTCGTTTGGCATCGGACATCTTAGTGACGACTTTGTTCGAATCCGCACCAATCATTGCCATGCCTTTGACAAAACCTTGGGACGCGGTTTCCGGTACTTTCAGTGCGCCCTGCGCGATAGCTCGTCCCGTTTCAGTGCGCCCCGCAAATTTCGCCGCTTCGGCTCCACTCTTGAGAAGCGTGTCAAACGCCCCACTGAGTATGCCGTCTTCTACGCCAGTGCGAAGACGATTGCGAAACCTGCGCCCTGCCTCTTCACGACCTGTAAGTCCCGTGTCTTTTTCTGTTTGGAGAAGCTCCTGCCCCGGAAGAATGGAGAAGTTGTCTGATAGCGTAGCTCTTCCGTCCGAGGATACCGCAAAGCCAAACCCAGCAGATCCGAGGGCATAGGCCCCAGTACGACCACCCCAGTTGCTTAGAGCGGTTTGTCCTGCCTTCGACGTGCCGAAGTTCACAGCGGATTGAGTAAACTTACCTTTGCCAGCAGCCAACGATTTAGCTTTTGCTACGTTCCCGGCTTTCGCTAGTTTCGCCGCCTGACCAGCTTTGCCAATCCAACCAGCCACAGGAATAAATCCAAGGCCAAACGACACAAGGCCCTCGGTTACTTGTCCTGTTGTGCTTGTTACTTCTGGCTTGATGTATTCAAAAGCAGCGGTCACATCTCTGGATGTGTCGGTGTCAAAGACAGCATCGATACCCATAGCACCGAGTTCCGCGATCCCTTGTGGAAGGGACACGACACCGGTGTAGATACCCTTACCGATTTCTTCTGCTACATCCGGAACAAATCCATATGGGTCGAAGGCCGAAGGAACAAAATCTTGTCCGTAAGCACCTTTACTTGGAACTACAGTAGAGGGCAAGTTCGGATCAAAAACGGGGACAGAGGATACTACAGTAGAGGGTTTGTCGGGGTCAAAAACCGGGAGTTCCGCCATGTGGGTTCCTATTCTACGAGTTCAGGAGGACGACCGTCACTATACACTCTATACGTTTTGCCATCTTCGTGTTTTCTGGTCTGAACTCGAACGTCACCACCAGCAGTTTGACTAATGTCTACACCTTCAGTGGCTTTAGTTGTTGTGGAAGGTACGCCACCCGCGATTGCCGCAGCTACTCGATCTCCAAGACCCGGAGCAATCTCATTTACTTTAGCCCGAGCATCCGCCTCAGAAAGGTTCGCTTTTAAGTAATCTTGGTAAATCTTTACCGCAGCTTCGCCTTCAGGCGTGTCAAGAAACGTCTTCGGCGCTTTAGCCGACGCTTTGATTGCAGCATTTCTCTCCGCAAACGTCTGACCAACCGCAGCTTCGGTAATAGCATCTTCACGAGCCAACTGAGTTTCCTCAATCTTTGCTGCCCCTGCTGCGCCCTGCTTGAGGGCCGTAGCGATGTCTCCACCTTCCGCAATCGCAAAGCCAACCATAGCTCTGTTTAATGAGCGTAAGTTGTCGTACCGTGCGGGGTCTACCCCGTAGGCTTCACTAATCAACTTTTTCATCGCAGCAATCTTGCCCTTAGTTCCTTTTGGAACTTCGACGCCAGCCGCCCCAAGAATGGCCCCTGCCTTTTCTGGGTTCGAAGCGTCTGGGTTTTGAACTTTGTTTAACGCATCTTCCAGTTCAGGAGGTACGTTCTCAGGAGTTACGTCCCCGCTAATAACTGCTTCCCCGGCTTTTTCAGCCTGTTTAATCGCGTCTTCGTCTTTTCTATTACGGGGTTTGTTACGTCCTTTAGACATAGGATATGTGGTAGGCAAAACAGCTTCTTCTGTTACCGTTTCAGTAACCGCCGTGGGAGTTTCCGTAATATCCACTTGTTTTTGAACAGCCTCCGCGCCCATCCGAGCACCCATCTCTGAGTACCCCGCCATCGGATCTGGAATGACTCCACCGCCGTCTTGAAACCGCATCAGATCCGGACGAAACTGAGGATTAACCCGAGGTTGTGCGACCGGGGGTTGCACCATGCCACCTTGTTGGTAGCGCATAGACGCTTGCATCAATTCAGGAGACGAGGCCATAATTCCACTAGGCGCAGCCGGGGCTTGCGGCCTTGGCTGACGTGCATAACGCTGGAATAAATCTCGGTTCATGATGTTGTTATACATACGTCTCTCCTATCGAGTGGTCGAACCACCCATTAAACCACCGTATCCACCCCCCTGCAAACCAGAGAGACCCATGCCGTAGCCTAAAAATGTCTGTGTTGGGCTCTTGCTTGGTGTCGATGCCACCGACATCGAGGACGACAGCGTTGGTACTCCCCGGAATAGATCGGACAAGAAACCCATGCGTTGATACGGCTCGTATGCAGTTTCCATCGCTGCTTGCCGTCCAACATCCAATTCAGCCTGCGCCTGTTGTTGTTCCAGCGTACCCAAGTTGAACAAGGCGTTTACATCCCGTGTGCCAGCAGCCTGAGTTGCTTCACCCGCCGCCATCTGAGTTGTACCCGCGCCCATAATACCCTGACCCAAGGACCC